TGTATACAACAGCGTCCGCCCCTCGTCTGTGTAGTGTAGTGTAGTGGCTAGGCTTTCTTCCTCGCTCGTCGAGGCTTGCGATGTACTGGCACTCGATACACTATACACCTACGCCCCTCGTATTTGTTCCCTTCGCGCACCTTCGCACGGTGGAGAGACCAAACCGAAAAGCCCACCTCCTCAGGGGTGAACCGGTCGAATATAGCGGCCAGAGAAAAGAAGTAATACGATCTCTCCGTATGCCCATCGGGGGCTTCGTGAAAGCGCACGATGTAGACATACTCTATATTATCGATTCTCATCGTCCCTGGCTTCGTCTATCATTAGGTGGTAGGCCTCGCGGGTAAGGTAGATGTCGTATAGAGCGTCGTGGAGCTTGTCCTCCGATACCGATACGCCCAGCTGTGAGGCCACGGTCGAGAGTTTGAAGTTAGGCATCAGTGGTCGCTCGGCGGGCAGATACTGCGATGCTAGCACCATAACGTCGACGGAGTTAGACCAAAACCACGATCCGAAGTAGTTATCCCCATTTTGCAGGAAGAAGCCCCGAAGGAACTGGTTATCGAAGGCAGCGTTGTTGTAGCCTACGAGGAAGAACTTGTCGGCCTTGTTGAACTTGTTCACGTACCGAGAAAGCATGCCAACAAAGTCTCTATACACGTCCTCCATAGGTGGGTAGGACTCAATCTGCTCTCGTGTGACACCTCCGACAGCTAGTGCCTCGTCCAGTACCTCGGCTTTGGGGTTGGGGCGGACTTTAAAGTCGAAGCGCTCCCGCTCGACGCCGTCGATCTCGATCATTCCGCTGATCTGGTGGATGCCGTGGCGTGCGGGGTTCGTCCCCGTCGTCTCTAGGTCAAAAAATAGTAGTTTCATATTTCATCTGTGTTAGTAGTTAGTCTCTGATACCCAGCATTCGGCACGCTAGGTCTAGGCGGTGCTCCTCGGCTTTTGCTTTAAGCGTGACATCACAGTAGCCTGCCGTTATGTAGCCTGTGATGCAATCTCCATTCGAATGCATCTTTACCGACAGCTCTCCCCAGGTTATTGAGTATTTTACGCCTAGCCATCGCGTTAGATTTTGCAATTGTGCTGTTGCTCCACCCCGTTCTTCTTCCCACTCCAGCGGGTTCTTCGCCAGCTGTTCCTTTACTTCTTCTCGTGTCATTGCTTCTGGTTTTGTTCCTGTGAAAGCTGTTCCTTGAGCAGATCGTTCTCCTTCTGGAGCTTCTTTGCTATCTCTAGCGTCTCTTTGGCGGTTTCTATGGCCTGATTGGTGGCCTTCTCGAAGCCGTAGTCCTTTTTCGATGCCTTGCCGACACACAGACCAGTAACATACCCAGATAGCCATACTATAGTTGTTCCTACTAAGGATACCCCTAAGGTTAGTATATCTGTCGTCATAGCTGTGCGTTCTTGGTTAGTAGCTCCTCTGTGATCTCGAGGGCGTTGGTTTCAAAGTCCCGATGTTTCGTTACACGATATTGCTTAATCGAGGACAGATGTAAACGCTTCTCTTCGTGATAGACGAAATACCCTTTTCTTACGAGTGGGAGGAACAGTTCATACTCTTCTCCCTTTGAAAGCTCGAGGCCTCTGTCACCCAACCGTGGTTCTAAATAGCAGACATGAGATGACTTCAGCCCTTTGATTATCTCCCCTCGTAGCTTCTCCACAAGCCGAGTGCGTATGTGCCACTCCTTGTCGTTCTCGGGGATCTCGGTTGGCGTTACGGCGGTCTCTGGGTCGGCTGCCTCGGCCTTCTTTCTTCTGGCCTTCTCCATTTTGTCCAAAAGGATTACGGTTGCTATAACCGCCCACGCTAGGAGCGCTAAGCAAGCAAAGGTGAGGAGGTCGATTGTGTTTGATACGTTCATTGCTCTCGTTTCTTATTCCAGTATTGATCTTTACACTTCAGACAGCAGAATGCCTGCTGGTAGTACTTCTTCTTGAGTTCTCTGTTGCAGTAAGGCCCGGCGCAGATGATAGATTGCCCCACCACAGCGCCCTTGTTTGACCTGTATTGCTCTTCTTCGGTTTCGTCGATCATGTGCTTGTAGTTTTGTTGTGGGTGCGCCCTGCCCGAGCTACAGTGGTGCAGGTTACCCAAGCAGGGCGCACTCTGGTTAGTCTTCGAGTTCGAAGAACTTGGCTAGCTCTCTGAGGTGGTACTCCTCGACAGATTGCATAGCCTCCTCTTTTGTTTCGTATTCCTTGTCATCTGCATAGCTGTACCACATCCAGTTTGTCCCATGAGAGACGAATGCGTGTCTGTCTATGCAGTTGGTTGGAATCAAAGAGCCGTCCCGTTCGTCCTTCTCCCACACCAGCGGGCGGGCGTGCTTCTTGAGGTCTTCTAGTGTCATAGCTCTATATGATTATGTCGTGGATCTTAGGTAGGGCGGAGATGACGATAAGATCGCCTTCGCCTTCGTATGGTGGTAGGCTTCGACTGATCTCCGCTGACGACCTGCCGTAGAGGATTTGACATCGTTCGAATCTTTCTCCCTTGTACTCATGGACGATATATGCTTTTATATCATCTCCGCACGATAGGATTCTTTCTTCGTCGAGGTGGTCGACTTCGAAGAAGTTAGATTGACTGTCTGGATCCAAATACCTCATGTAATGTCTGTGTCTTCCAGCTTCTATTTCGGCTTCTTCTTCGCTGTCTGCATATACTAGGAGCACGTGGACTGGTAGCCCTACATACTCATGTGCAACCCTGTTGTACAGCGGTACTATGTATATCCTCATAACTGCTAGTATTTCTTGCCGTGCAGGCGTGGACGGGTCTCGTTGTAGCGTATCTTCATCCAGATATACTCAATAAGGTCGATACCAATGTGGTGGGAGGTTAGCTCCAGAGACCTAATGGCGTAGAGGATGGCTGGTCGGTGGGCGTACGTGGCACACAGGTAGCACGCCTCTTGAAGGATAGGCCAAAGTGTATCGGCAAGCGTCGTCTGTCCTTCAATGTGGAATGAAGACACACCTAAATCGGTGATTGTTTCCTTCTCCGAAAGTATTCTGTATTCGATCATATACCCCAGGATGTCGAGGAGGCGGATCACCGTGTCGGCAATCTCTTCCTCTACGGTGCCCTTGACTAGTCTGATGAACTCCTTGACGAACTCTTCGCCCTCGAGGCTTATAAGCCTCTCTATCTGTTCGGGAGTGAGCTTAGCCCACTTCCCTAGGCGGTCGGCTTCGATAGCCTCATGGAGCTCCCCAAAGGCGAGCATGAAATAATGTCCTTCGGTGCGTCTTTTGTCCCAGAATCCCTTAGCTACCGACCGCTGGTGGCAGTCAATCGAGAGGCGTGTGAGCATCTCTACATTATAGATCTTGTAGTCCATTTTTCGTCTGTTATTTGGAGTAAGCCGTCCCGCCTTTTTCCACACTCCCTGCCGACTTGGGGTAGGGGTGCGACACTGCATGAGTGCGAGCGGGACGACCTGTGGTTAGTACTGGTGAGGCGCTGGTATCGCCACCTGAATTAGTTCGCCTTCTACGCCTGCAAAGGTGTAGTGATAGCCTCCCCGTGGGTAGTCTCTACCCCACGCCTCTAGAGCTGTGTCGACCTCGATCTGGGTGAGCCATAATATTAGCCGACAGAATACCTCGACTCGTGTGCTCTCTGTGAGCTTGTATGGTCTCTCTATGGCTACGCCATCTCTAGTCTCCAGCATTACGGGGTATCGCCCCTCACCGATCGCTTTCTGGATCTCTATGATCGCTTGATGTTCCATAGCTTTGTCTATCTGATTCTGTATATGTAGTATGTGTGGCTGTGGCAGACTTCGCTAAAGAAGACTGCACCTTGTGGAAGTCGTACGCCCTCTCTTACCCTGTCTTTTACTATGGACACTAGGAATACCCGATCCCCTTCTCTGAAGTCGGCTTCGTGTACTATCTGGGTTACGTCTGCGCCTAAGGTGTTTGCTTCAGAGACTCTCGCCTTATCTGATAGCATTTTCATTATAGGCTTCACATTTCTTTTGACCTTGTGCCCCATTAGCATCTGGCAGGCGACCTGCCTCATGTAGTGCCTGTATATAGGCGGGTAGCTCCACTGGTGGTCTACACTTGTCTTGTGCCTCTTGTAGAGTCTCTCGACCTCATCCAGATCCCAGAGGATGGAGTACATACTCCCCAGGGGCTCTTCCCTAAGCTTGTCAATCCTGATGTTCCTTAGTTCCATTTCTTCTCGTTGTTTAGTTGCTATTCTGTTCGTTTGGATTTAACTGATCGGTTAAATCTTCACTGCAAAGGTAAGCCTTCTATTTTGATTATGTAAGCATCTGTGCCTAATATTTGCGTAAATATCCGGCATGGGTAGTAGCCTGAAATCGTGTTGAATATCGCATCTCGCACAATGTAAAACACTTAGGTCGGCTTGGCTTCGTCTAAATTGAGTACATTTGCGGGTGTAAACCATTCGGTTTAATTTTTAATCGATCAAAGTATGAAAGAAAAACTTCTCGAGGCACTCCGCGCTAAGTTCCCAGGGCGAAGTGTCATCATCCTCAGTAGGATAGCCGATAAGCTGGCGAATACTACCACCACGCCCGAACAGGTGACAACCGCTGTCGAGGGGGTCTCCGTCGAGATGGTAGATGTAATCGAGAGCTATGGCGACAGCCGCGCCACCGAGGCATCGACAACCGCAGTGGCGAACTACGAGGCTAAATATGGTCTCCGTGATGGCAAGCCAAATACGCCGCCCGAGCCATCAGGCAACGGCAACGAAAACGCACCCAAGGGACAGACGGACGAACCTGTGCCAGCGTGGGCCGCTTCTCTCGACGAGCGCTTAACGGCGCTCCAGGAGAAGCTGAACAAGCGGGACGCAGAGCGGACGGAAACGGGGCGACGACAAGCACTTGAGGCCGTCTACGGACGTCTACCCGAATCGTTTCGGAGGGGGTACGAGCGTATCAAACTCGACACCCTGTCCGATGAGGAGTTCACGAAGCTAGAGGCGGACGTGACGAAGGAGGTAGATCAAATCAGTCAGGAACTGGCAGCTAAGGGTGCAGTCTTCAAAACGCCCAGCGCACACAATGGCGGAGGGGCAGGCACACAGAAGGAGCTCACCAAGGAGCAAATCGACGCAATCAACCACCGCGAAGGTAGGACAGCCGACGGTGAGCAGCCCTTCTAGCGTGCCAGTATCAGATTTACAACCATTAACCAAAAACAGAGCTAACTATGGCAATGACCGTAAAGAGACGTCGCGATGATAATACACCTCGCGTCATCGTGCATAGGGTCGCGGATATTCGCGGCGGTGTGTCTGTCGACACTAAGGAGCTGGGCGGTGACTACCTCCTCGAGGGTACGCCCCTTAGCGCACCAGAGAATGGCGTCTGCCACGCTATCAAGATCGCACGTGTCGCTGGCGATGTCCAGTCATCAGAGACGTCAGTCAAGATCGCCAAGGGGCATAACTTCCGCGTCGGCGACGTGGTAATGGCCGACGAGGCTAATATCGCCACGAAGATCACGAAGATCGAAAACACTGCGAAGGAGTACGATACGATCACGATCAAGGTGGCCCTGGGCGAACTGAAGCAAGGGAGCTTCCTCGTCGAGGCTAAGGAGGAGAGCACCAACGAGTCGGCGCTCAAATACAAGCCCGTGGCCATCTCTGGGCAGGGCGTCGTAATTGAGCCTAAGAGTAACCTCGTCGTCGATGCGTGGGTATTCGCCGTTACGAATGGCCACCCCCTTCCCTCGTGCATCAGAAAGAGCCTTACGGGTGTCCTGAACTACTAACGATAAAACAACCGAATAGCAATGGTAAAAGGAACAATGATCGAAGGCCTAGATGGCCAAATGGTCCAGGCTCGCGTGAACGGTATCGACGCTAAGCCCTTCCTCTTTGGAACGTACTTCCCGATTAAGAAGGTAAACGGTTTCTCGTGGAAGACGCTAGCCAATCAGGTGGCTAGTCTCAACGTTGCGGCCGACATTCACGCCGACGGGGCTACGACACTCCGCAAGGCGCGCCCCCTCTTCGAGAGCGCACGCGGGGACATCCCCTTTATCTCGATTAGTCGAGAGCTAGGCCGCTCCGAGATCAAGGAGTATCAGGTGGCGCTCGCAATGGCACAGGACGCCGACGCGACTAAGCTCGTCCAGTACTGGGGCGAGGACGTCGACTTCTGCTTCAAGGGCGTGCAGTATGAGCTGGAGTATATTGCGTGGGCGCTCGCCTCGAACGCTGGTAAGCTGTCGTTCACGACGACGAACAACGCGACGTTCGCCAACCAGTACGACCTCGACTACGACGTCTACGACTTCCAGAAGCAGAAGACCTCGAAAGACTGGGGTAACGCCTCCTCTGCTGACATCCTCGGCGACCTCCGCAGGTTAGTCAAGCTTGCTAAGGAGAAGGGGCTGAACCCGAAGTTCATCTTTATGAACCTCGACGAGCTGTACAAGGTCTGCTCCTCTGAGCAGATCATCAAGGCCTGCTCTAGCTTCATCGCTAACGCAACAGGTTCGGCACAGACGCCAGACCTAGAGGACGTAAACAAGATGCTAGCTCGTCAGGCCTGGATCAACGGGCTTCAGATCCGCGTCATCGATCAGACAGTCACGCGTGAGTTCAACGATAAGCCATCTGTGTCGGGTAACCCCTTCGCCGACAGTCGCATCATTATCTCCGAGAAGGAGGTACTCGGTTCGACGCAGTACGACCTCCTGCAAGAGAATGTGACCGAGGGCGTCATCCGCATAGAGAGAGGCCACACCGTCATCAAGAAGTACGGCACGGTAGAGCCACTGACCGAGGTAACGCTCGGTCAGGCCGACGCTATCGCCGTACTCGATACGGCGTATCGTAACCTCTACGTTCGCACCGACGCGAAGAACTGGGACTAACATCCGATACAGATTAACGTCGTATGGTAACAATCGCCGAAGCACTCCGAGGGCTCAGCGCCTATCCTATCCCTGAGCGAACGCTCGTAGGGATTGCCACGGCACGCGGTCTTTTGCTTGACGACGACGCCACGCGAGAGGCACTGCGCGGTAGGGCTTACCGCCTTACGTGCGCAGACCTCCTCGTATGGCTCTCCCAAGCGCCGAACGTCTCGCAGGGCGGGCAATCATACAGCTTAACCGACGAGCAACGCAAGGCGCTGCGCAATCAGGCCTCGGCGTTGTATCGTGACCTCGGCGTGGACGACGGCACGGGAGCGGCTAAAGCCTCATACGGCTACAAAGGCACTAACCTATGATCATCGACAACGGAGTACTATACACGCGAGCGGCCACTGAGGCGACGCCATCACTCGATCCAAAGACGGGCTACCCACGCCGTGCAGAGGAGGAGTGCTGGCACAACCCTATCCGCTGTCAATTTCGCGCACGAGATTATAGCAATCTGACGCGCGTTCAGGGAGAGGCTGTTCGCCTCGCCAAGTACGAAATCCTGATCGAGGAACAGCCCTTCACGGCAGGGGTGGTGCGCCTTGAGGACGTGTTCGGTGGCGTCGTGTGTGAGGCCTCCGTTATCGAGGTTGAGCCGTTGCAGGCCGTCGGGCAGATCCGCATCCTAATATAGGAGTTATGCCGATTAAGAGACTGACACGGACGGACGCCGCCGAGAGGTACGTCGGCGAACAGCTCGAGCGTATGCAGCGGGTCATCGTCTACAACCTCCAGTATATCGGAGAGCAGTGCGTCGCTCATGCACGAAGCCTCCCGTCGCCACCCGCCGAGGCGGGAGCATCGCCACATCAGCCTAACTATATCGACCGCACGGGCAACCTCCGCTCCTCGATCGGCTACGTCGTCGCCGTAGACGGCAAGGTCGTCGAGGGCGGGCGCTTCCCGTCGGTAAAGGAGGGCGGCGACGGTGCAGGGCAGGGCGAGGCGTTCGCCTCTGAGATCGTGGCTAGGGACTTCCCCCGCGGAATCGTACTCGTCGTCGTGGCGGGCATGAACTACGCAGCCCACCTCTCCGCACTCGGGTACGACGTGCTCGACAGCTCCGAGGTGCTGGCTGCTAAGCTCGTCCCACAGCTCCTCCAGTCGCTCGGCTTCGAGGTCTCTTAATCAAGCGGGTCACGATGAAACTTACAAGTAAGAAGGTACAGTGCGACGTGCGCGATCTACTCCTCGAGAGCGACCTCGCGAAGGCTATCAACGGCGGCGTCTATCACGCAGGTACACGCCCACGGGGCAGCCGCGCCGAGGATGCGGTCGTCATCTTCACGGGTGGAATCCCCGATCAGGTAGACGAGGGCGTTGTGACGCTCAACGTCTACGTCCCCGACGTCCTCCCGTACGGAGAGGACAACGGCGTGCAGGTCGAGGACTTGCAACGCGTCGAGGAGATTGAGGAGCTGGCGCGTGCGTTCGTCCGCTCGCTCACGGCTGGACGGTCTTGCTACCGCTTCCGCCTACTTCAGACGATCCACAGCGTCGCCGAGCCTTCCATCAACCAGCACTTCGTCGTCGTCAAGCTCGCTTATCGCTACTACGACGGCGTCGAAGATTAGATACAACCATTATCCAACCAATTAACCAACCATAACTATGTCAGTACTTTCATGGGGTAAGCCCCGCATCCAAAAGTGCGCGTCGGTGGCAGGAGTCCCCGACGGCAACTGGGTCGATCTCGATACGCCGAAGCAGGACACGACGAAGCTCACGACAACCGCTGGGCAGGAGGTGACCGCTAACGAGGAAGGCGGCGACGCTATCGATGTCCGCACGGGCAAGAACACTTACGCCCTCGAGTTCGACCAGTTCGTCAAGAAGGGCAAGGCTCGTGACTTCGAGGATGAAGACGGACTTGTCCCAGGCGAGTTCGCTATCCGTCTCATCCCAGAGGACGAAAGTGCGGAGGGTTTCGTTATCGACCGTGCAACGATTCGCGTCGAGGAAAGCTTCTCCGTAACTGATGGTAAGCTGCGCCACGTCGTAGTCAAGGCAATCAAGCCCGCCGCGGGCAAGACGCTCAAGCCTTACACGCACAACGGACTCACGGTCTCGCTGAGTGAACTCTTCTTCACGAACGCAGCCGACACGACGGGCAAGGCTATCACCGTGACATCTACGGCCAACCCAACGGCCGTGTCGAGCGAGCGCTGGGCAACGGCCGAGACCTCGGGCAAGACCGTCAAGGTTAAGGTCGAGGCTAACACGACGGGCAAGCTCCGTAAGGCGGTTGTCACGATAACAGCTGACGGCAAGAGTGCACTCGTCGAGGTAACGCAGATCCCCGCATAACGACGGCCGCCACCAGCGGTCAAGAGGTGCAGGCGCTTAGGCCGCCGCTCAACTCTGTGTGAGTGGTAAGTGGGTGCAACTCCCACCACCTCGCCAAACGTCCAACACAACAGATACACTATGAACGAACAACAGCAGACAATAGAGCAGCGCGTCGGCGCTACGCTCCTCCAACAGCCACGACAGATCAGTATAGCGGGCAAGACGTACAGCGTAGCTCCTCCGACCATTGCGACACTCATCCTCGCATCGGAGGCGATCTCACTCCTACCTCAGGAGTACCTAGATGAAGAGCATATCGTCGAGGAGACGCTACGCATCGCCAAGGATTGCCGAGTGCTGGGCGACATCCTCGCTATTCTAATCCTCGGCGCTAAGGGGCTGACCGAGGAGCGTACGACCGAGGAGCGCACGTTCTTCGGCCTTCGTCGCCGTCGCACGGTGCGGAAGATCGACCGAAAGCGTGAGCTTGCCGACGAGCTTCTAGAGACACTCGCACCGAGGGATCTGTCTCGCCTAATCTCCGAGCTACTGAGAGACCTGCAGCTAGGCGATTTTTTCGGAGCTACCACTTCCCTCCTAGAAATCAACCTGACCAAGGCGACGCGGGGAGTGGAGAACGAAACGACAGCCCATGGGCAGTCGTCGGAGGTATAGCCAAGGCCTACAACCTACCCATCGACTACGTCCTGTACAATCTATCCTACCCTAATCTGATAATGCTCGGGGCGATCATACCGAGCTACCAAGGGGCAAAAGAGAAGAAGGACGAGGAGGTAATAAGAGAGGGAGACGAGCGGCACAAATCAGCACTTCGGGAGCTACTCGAAAAGGCTGACTAACAGAAGGAAAAACAGATGAACAGCGAGGACGGAAAGAGCTACTACGGCATAGGACTTGACAATAGTCAGTTGAGGCGGGACGCTGAGGAGGCAAAGCAGATACTCACCGACATAGATCGGACAGTTTCTGATGCCACAGAGAGCAGCGTGGAAAGCGTCATTGGCAAGGAGTCTGCCGGAGTCGCTAGGCTATCAGATCAGATGCAGACGCTCGGGCGGAAGGCGCTCGAGCAGAGCGACCGTGTGAAGGAGCTACTAACCAATATACCAACCGTCAACATCGACTTCGTCAGCAACGCCGACGACACGGCTCAGGCTATTGAGCAGGCGTTCGCTGAGATTGACCGCGCCTATGAAGCGAACAAGCGAGGGGTCGTCGAGCTCGAGGCCGAGTATCGTCGTCTTGCCGAAGAGCAGCGCAAGGCCAACAATAGAGGTGACGGAAAGACGGCCGCAGCATTACGTGAACAGAAGTCGGTCGTTGAGCAGGTTATCGGAACGCGTAAAAGGTTGCTTGTTGAGATCGAAGCTACAGCCGACCAGCTACACAAGGAGGAGGAAAGGCTTCGCAAGCAGGGTGAGCAGGCTAGAGCTTCGGCCGAGAAGCACGTATCGCTCCGACAGAGGCTTCGCGAGATTAAGACGGCGCTTGTGGAGTTGGAAGCTGCTGGTCAGAGAGGGACAGCTCAGTACCAAGCTCTACAGGCGGAGGCAGCGCGCCTTACCGACGCGTGGGCGGACGCTAGCGCTCAGGCTACTATTCTCGCACACGACCAGCGCGGGATGCAGGGCCTCATTTCTGGTTTGTCCGGTCTTTCTGGTGCTGCCTCGGTGGCGCAGGGTGCTATGGGGTTGTTTGGCGCAGAGAATGAGAAGCTACAGCAGATCATGCTCCGCGTACAGAGCGTAATGGCTATTACGATAGGACTGCAACAGATCCAGCAGACCCTCAACAAGGATAGCGCCTTCTCGCTCGTGACGCTCAACAGCCTAAAAAAGATATGGAACAAGCTCCTCGGCGAGAGCTCCGTGAAGCAGTCCGAGGAGGTCGTCAGCACGACGGCGTCTACGGTGGCCACGACGGCCAATACCGCAGCCACGACGGCCAATACCGCAAGTAAGACGACGAACAACGCGGCGGCCACTACTGGCGTCACGGCACAGCGCACGCTGGCAGGCTCAACCGTCCTCGCAACGGCCGCCACGACAGCACAGGCAGTAGCAACTCGTGCTGCATCGCTTGCTCTGCGAGGACTCAAAGCAGCGCTTATCTCGACGGGTATCGGAGCGCTCATCGTCGCCGTCGGTGAGCTGGTCAGCTGGCTCTCGAGTCTCGCATCGGCAACGTCCGAGGCTGAGGAGAGGGCTAAGCAGATGGCCGAGGTCACGTCGAAGGGAAACGAGGCCTACGTTAAGGCGCGCGTCGAGATCGACAACTACCGGCTGAAGCTCGAGCGTTATAGCGGATCGAAGGGGCGGGAGAAGCAGATCGTCAAGGAGCTGAACAGCAAGTACGGCGAGGCGCTCGGCTACTACAAGAGCGCGGCTGAGTGGAAGCGAGTGCTCCAGGAGAAGGGCGAGGCCTACGCGAATACGATGCTCCGTGAGGCTGAGGCGCAGGCCGTACTCTCCAAATACACCGAGGCTTATATCGCGCTCCAGGACGCGAAGAATAAGAAGGCATCCGAGTATGGTAGCTGGTATACGTCCGATGCCCGCGACGAGCTGACCAAGAAGCGCGCTATCGAGAAGCTACAAAAGGAGGCCGACGAACTCGAGGCCACCTACCGCAAGGCCTTCGCCGACGCTGAGCAGACGAAGCAGACGGCGAATATCGGAGGCCACGTCGACCCCACCGCCGTAAAGTCAAAGACGAGCGGTAAGACGTTCGACCCCGCTAAGGCGGCGCTCGAGGAGAAGCAGGCACGCGAGGCCTACGCCAAGGACGCGAAGAAGTACATCAAGGAGGCGCAGGACGAGCTGACGAAGCTCGCTATCGATGCGCAGGAGGCGGGTCTGACGCGTGAACTCAATGAGATCCGCCAAGGTACGAAGAAGCAACTCGAGGCCCTGAACGACCGCTACGAGGCAATCGCCGAGGCGCGCAAGGCCGAGGCAAAGGCTATCTACATGAGCAAGAAGGGCGCTACCGAGGTGGGCTGGGCAAACAGCACCGAGGGGAAGCGCACGACGAAGGACTGGCAGGAGGTCGTCGCAAAGGATAGCCCCGAGGTCGCACGCCTCTACGATGGTATGTGGAAGGCGGTGACTGCCAACGGCGAGCGCGCCATTAAGGAGGCCCAGCAGAAGTACCACGACGCTCTCATTGACGAGTTCGGCTCGATCCAGGATAAGGAGGATAAGCTCCTACGTGACTGGTCGAAGCGCCTAGCCACAATACCTGTCGAGTTTCAGGATGAAGCCGTGCGAAAGATGGACGAGGAGCTCTCCAAAATCTCTAGTGAGCGCTTCCGCAAGGCTATCGACTGGGAGAGCGTCTTTGGCGATCTGACGAAGCAGTCGCTGCCCGTCCTCGAGTACACACTCGGCCGAGTGCGCCAGTACTTCGAAGCGAATAAGGGCGTGCTGTCGACACAGGAGATCAAGGACTACCAAGATGCGATAAAGAACATGGAGGCCGAGATCGCAGGGCGCAATCCCTTTGCCTCGCTCCATAAGGCTATACGCGACATCGCACGCGCTAAGACGGAGTACTCCGACGCTATCGCCGCAATGGTCGCCGCACAGGAGCGACTGACCGAGGCGCAACTGGTGTACAACGAGGCACTGCGCGATAAGACGGCGGTGCAGGACGCGCACGAGGATCACACGACGCCCGAGTTCCTCGCTGCGATAGCCGAGGCGAACGAGAAGCTAGCCAAGGCGCAGAAGGCTCAGGCCAAGGCTCAGGACGAGAGCGACAAGGCCGTCCGTCGTGCGATGCAGGCGCGCAACGGCATAACCGCCTCGTATGCCAACCTTACGACGAGCCTCCGCAACGTCGGTGGTGTGCTGAAGGACGTAGGAGGCAAGGCTAAGCTACTCGCGTCGATCTTCTCCACCGACGTAGCCGACGGCCTCTCACAGGTAGTAGACTTCACGGGCGAGGTCATCGACGCCACCTCGTCGGCGATACAGGCAATCGGCGACGTCGGCAAGAGCGTAGCCAAGGGCGTAGCAGATACGGTACAGAGCGCTTCGGCTGGAGCTACGGCGGCCGCTTCGGCAGGGGCTACAGCCGTCTCGACAGTGGAGAAGGCCTCCGCCGTGCTCGCTGTCATCTCCGCCGCGCTCCAGGTTGCCACAGTGATAGCTAACCTCTTCAACAGCGACGGTAGGAAGCAGAAGACCATCGAGCGTCTTCAGTCCGAGATCGACCAGCTTCAGTGGGAGTTGTCGAACACGGGAGCAACGCGCCTAAGCGCCGAGTACGGCGACGCCCTCGAGAAGGTGCGCGATCTCTACGCCGAGACGCGCGACGAGGTTATTGAGCTTCGCAAGGAGAGCGTCGCAACGGGCAGTGCATGGGAGCGTATGTTCGCCGTAGCACGCTCCCGCGGGGAAGTCTTCGCCAAGACCGTTGAGAAGATCGCCGACGCCTACGCGAATATGAGATACACGGCAAACAAGGCACTCGGTGAGGCTCGCCTGGACGACGGCCGCGCGAAGCTCGAGAACCTCGCTAAACAACAGCTCCTCATTAAGGAGCAGCTCGAGGCCGAGCAGGGGAAGAAAAAAACCGACAGTGGTAAGGTCGCCGAGTATAGGCAGAAGCTGTCCGAGATAGGTAACCAAATGGCCGAGGCGCTGAATGATCCTCTAGAGAAGATCATCGGAAGCTCGGCGGAGAGCCTAGCAAGCGAACTCGGTAACGCCTTCTTCGACGCTGCCAAGGCGGGTGAGGATGCTATGGAGGGTTGGCACAAGAAGACTAACGAGATCGTCGGCGACATCGTCCGTCGTATGCTCGTCACCAAGTATCTCGAGCCACAGCTCGGGGAGCTATTCAATAAGTACAAGTCGAAGTGGTTCAACGAGAAGGGGGTATTCAATGGTATCGATGCCGTGAATAGTTCGGCCGCCGAAATGGCTTCCGAGATAGGCCGTATTGGCGAGAGCTTCGGGCAGGTGTACGGCACACTCGATGAGAGCCTCAAGAAGTTTGCTAACGGCGACGGGGGGCGCACGCCGTCACAGAAGGGGATAGCCACAGCATCGCAGGACAGCATCGACGAGCTCAACGGCCGTATGACAGCTATCCAAGGACACACCTACACTATCGCAGAGCATACGCGCCAGCTGACGACGACGACTGGCCTCATCCTTCAGAGCGTCGTCAACATCGAGAGCGAAACGAATGGCTTTGGCGCACGTCTAGAGCGTATGGAGGCTAGCGTCAAGCGCACGAGCGATACACTCGAGGAGATGGCACTAACGGGTATAAAGATTAAGTAACGGACATATATAGACAATGGACGAGAAGAAGATCATCGCACGCCTCTATAATGGCTGGCGCGAGGCGAAGAACAAGGCAGAGCGCACGGCACGGCTCGAGGACGACATGATCCTCGCACGCCGTCTCCGTGCCTGCAACGTATTCACGGGCGAGGAGGAGACCATAGCCGAGGTAGTTGCGAAGCTACACAGCGTCGAGGGGCTGGAGTTCCTACTCCTCACGGGCTTCCCGTCGCTCGAGCTATTCCGCGAGTATAAGGAGGCGCTCCCCGAGGGTTGTGGCGTGTACGTCGACGCGGGAGAGATCAACCTGCACGACGCCCTCGACGCTATCCTTGTCGGCGATACGCAGGTCAAGGCTACCTACGAGCAGACAGAGTGCCACAATCTGACGGCCGTTTACGGCGCGACGGCCAACGTCGACGCCTTCGAGTGGTCGGTTGTTCGCCCACGATACGACGAGGCCTCAAAGATGGAGGTACGTAGCCACGATAGCGCGATCATCTTATGACGGCAACGGCTCGCATCATCGTCGACGGCGTCGATACGTTCGACCACTTCGGGGTATTTGCCCTCGAGACGGGGCTGAACGACCTCCTCGCCTATCCGCCACTGAAGCCCGTAGAGGCTAACGACTGGCACGAGCAGGAGGGGATAGACGCCGACCTATCCGCACCGAGGCTCAACGGCCGCGAGGTGACGATAAAGATAGGCGCGACGGGTACACTTGGCGCACCGCAGACTATAGCCAAGATTGACGACTTCCTCGCCTTCCTCCGACAGCGTGTGTATAGGGTGTTCCGCTTCGCCTTCCTAGGCGGACGCGAGTACACGCTTCGTCTAGTCGGAGAGCCAAACCTCACGATCGCACAGGCGCTCGGCTTCGTGACGCTCAAATTCGCCGACGACTATCCACTCAAAGGCTACACGTATAGAGCGCCACAGAGCGCCGTACAAGCGTCGACTGACTACCTCGTGGACGTCCAACCCCTTACGGCCTACGGCGCACGCGTCACCGAGGGGACACTGGCGGAGTTCGCACGACGTGCCGACGTCAAGACAGGGCTGACGCGCAACATCGCCACCGCACACGGCATAATAGGCGACGATAGGGGAGTAGTCAGGCAAAAGAGTAAGGAGGTCAAGGTTCGCCTGCACTTCCGCGCCGAGACGTTCGCCGAGCTTTGGCGTAACTACGACGCACTGCTGTACGACCTAACGCGTCCAGGCTCGCGCACAATCCGAGTGCGTGACCTCGGCAATCGTGACTACCAAGCCTACTACAAGAGTGCACAAGTGACGGCCTTCTACCCAGACGACCGTCCGTGGCTCGACACGACGCTCACACTCGTTGTCCTGCGCGAGCCAAATTAACAACTACACTAACCGCAACAGAGCTATGATTATCTACGACAGCAAAGGATCGAGGATGCTCGACGTATCCGTCGACGACGCCAGCTTCCGCCACCGGGCTATCAAGGGCGATAACACGCTGACGCTCAAGTACTCGCTCCCCGATCACGTCGAACTCCCTAGAGGGGCCTGGTGTGAGTACCAGAGCGAACGGTATGAGCTCCTCAACCCCGAGGCAACCAAGATGCACCACACGCGCAACTTTGAGTACACGGTCACGCTCGAGGCTCGCCAGTCACGCCTGAAGCTATGGAAGTTCCGCAACAACGTCGACGGCCGCCTCAAATTCACCCTGACAGCTACACCGCGCGAACACCTCGAGATGCTCGTCGACAACCTCAACGCACGAGACACGGGCTGGACGGTAGGCGACTGTATCACGACGCCCGAGAAGCTGGTAAGCTACGACCATAACTCCTGCTGGGATGCTCTCGGGAAGATGGCTCAGGAGTTCGCAACCGAGTGGGAGATTGCCGACAAGCGCATCTCGCTCCGCAAGGTTGAGTACAACAAGACTAACCCGCTGGCGCTTGCCTACGGATTCGGCCGAGGCCTCAAGACGGGCGTCGGGCGCACGGCCTCGGGCAAGACACCTACGGAGATCCTCTTCGTCCAGGGTGGCGACCGCAACATTGATCCAGCGAAGTACGGAGCAAAGACACTACATCTACCTAAGGGTCAGACGCTAGCCTACGACGGATCGAAGTTCGAGGGAGAGGTGGGCTTCGTAGCAGCTACCGCACGACGCTACAAAGTAGACGCCGAGGGGCTCTCGATCAGCCGAGCTGACAAGGATCTAGAGACGCGCGCCGAGGATAGCTTGGGCGCCACGGAGATCTACCCGAGCCGTGTAGGAGTAGTAGGTAGTGTGGTCGCTGTCAATACGGCGAAGCACTTCTACGACATCGTCGACGCCTCGATACCCGACGCACTCGACTACGAGAAGGCGCTAATCGCAGGGGAGACGATGACTATCATCTTCCAGTCTGGACAGCTGGCAGGTCGCGAGTTTGAGGTCAAGTACCACCATAAGACGACGAAGAAGGCGGGCAAGCGCTTCGAGCTGATCCCCCAAGAGATCGACGGCGTCACGATGCCGAGCGAGACGTTCAAGCCAAAGGCGGGGGATAAGTACGCCGTGTTCCACGTTGCACTCCCACAGGCCTACGTCTCCGACAACGCCACGAAGACGGGGGCAGAGTGGGAGCTGTTCAGGCAGGCCGTCCGCCACCTCTACGACAACGAGGAGCAGAAGTACACGTTCACGGGCGAACTCGACGGCCTATGGGCTAAACGCGACTGGGTGAACATCGGCGGGCGCCTCATCCTCGGCGGTTACGTCTCCTTCCGTGACGATAGCTTCGCACGCGACGGCGTCCTCCTCCGCATCGTAGGTATTAAGGACTTCGTCAACGCACCGCACTCGCCACTCCTAGAGCTGTCGAACGACGTCGTCGGATCGTCCTTCTCGGGAGGCCTGCAGAAGCTAAGGGACGACGAGGCGCTTGTCGAGGAGTATCACAAGGAAGCAATGCAATTCACCAAGCGCCGATTTAGCGATGCGAAGCGCACAACTGAGATGCTCATAGAGGCCGCTCTAGACGGCTTCACAGGGAAGGTATCCCCCATAGTAGTTAAGACGATGCAGCTGCTGGTCGGTGACGAGAGCCTGCAATTCCGCTTCATCGACAACCGCACCAATCCAAAGAAGGCCGCGCACAACATCACCTTCAACAAGGCGACGCGCCAACTGATCATACCCTCGGGGACGATCCAGCACCTCACGATGGGCATAACGACGCTAAGCTCGCGACACGCGCCGAGCGAGTACAAGTACTGGGACATTCAAGGCATCACGTCGGCGCGCCTCGACGAGGCCGACAAGAGCTACTACATCTACGCGCGCGTCGAGGCTAACGGCACGCGCGGCACGTTCCGCATCGAGGAGCAGTCGCGACGTATCGACAGCGAGGCGGGGGCGCACTGGCTACTCCTCGGCCTGCTCAACGCCGAGACCGACGGAGATCGCTCGTTTGTAGCAATGTATGGCTACTCCGAGGTACTCCCCGGGCAGATCCGCACGGAGAAGATAGCCACCCCCGACGGAACGGCCTACTTCGACCTGCAGAGCGGGGTGATCGCCTCGAAGTCTATCCGCTTTGTCTACCCCGACGGCTCGCTCCGAGAGTACCCCAACGACTACCTGCACAAGTCGATCAGGGAGGGTAGCACGGAGATACAGGGCGGTCTAGTGCTAGGCTCAATCATCGGGGCTAAGGACAACACAGGGGCGGTAGTCTCCTACCTCTCTGGCACGGCTAGCCTCCCCGCCTTTGCGTGCGGTGTCACGGGCTTTGGTACGCCTGGCTACAAGGCAATCACCGAGCTCCGTCACAACGGCACGGGGCACATAGGCGCTATGCATATCGAGCAGGGAGGCGAGGTAGTGACCTTCCGCCCCGAGGGTAGAGGCTACACTACGGTGCGTATCGGAGGGGGACAGGCCAAGCTAGAAGATCTCAAAAGTCGCTCTGAGCAGGATAGCCGAGGGTCGGTGCAAATACCACGGCAGGATCACAACCTGACAGACAAGGAAGTACGTAAGACTGTCACGCTCGTATCTACGGCCGTGCGTGTGCTCAACGCTGGGTCTACGATGACGCTGAGCCTACCTGTGTCTATAGACGCACATAGCTACACCAACTGGTACGCTGAGGTACATAGCAAGGTAGAGGTCTCGGTCAAGATGGAGAGCTCCACTGGTGACATCGCCTACAGCAAGTTCATCGGCCTCTCCTTCACCGAGGAGATCGACTACAAGAACCCAGGGAAGCCGGGGAAACAATGGAATGCAACTCTGGAGAAGACGCTGGAGGACGAGATCGTCGGGCTACAGGACGACATCTACACCCTCAAGGTCGAGGCCTATATGTCGGTAGACTACATTAAGGACGATTTCCACCCAGACGAGTACGCCAGTATGAGGCTATCAGCCAACCCAACAACTGGGGAGTACAGGATCAAGGGGGTCAATAGCTCAGCCCGTGAGGTGGTATTCAGCCAGCAGGGGATGAGTGCCTTCTTCGGCAAAAAACGATTCTTCTACCTCCAGGGGCAGGCGACTGGTGGTGATGATACCTTCCTCACGGTTCGGGGAAAGACCGACATGCCAGGCGTGCTCCTAGGTGGGCGTGTCGAGCCACGCTCCGTCTCCTTTGAGCATACGTGGGGGGCGAAGCGTGACTCCCTACGGGTAGATCGTATAGGGCGAGGTCTGTACAAGATCTACCACGCTATCGGTCACAAGCAGTACACCGTGGTGTGCAACGCAGCTGGTAACGGAGGGCACAACGCCAGCTACGTAGAGATAGAGGCCAACTACTTCACGATACGCACCAACCACGACAACGGCACGTACGACGACGTATGGTTTTCCTTCGTGGTGATCGGAGAAAACTACGTATAGTAGACACAATAACCTATTAACCAACCTATTAACTAACCAAAACCTATGTTCAAATTCTTTTCCCCCGAGGAGGCGCAGGAGACGGCAACGCTGATGGCGGTAGCTCTGCTTATCGTGCTGGCTGCCGTGATCATCGATACGATCTCTGGCGTAATGCGCGCAAGGCGAGCGAAGCAAAAGATCCAGTCGAGCATCGCGCGCCGCGTGTTCGGAAAGCTCCTCATCTACTACCTCGCCATCGCTATGTTGGCGCTACTCGACGTCCTACTGTTCATGATCGACCTCGAAATGCGTATATCGATACCCGAGCTTCCATATCTGACCGTCTTTGGGGCTATCGGGGCAGTGGCAACGGAGGGCTGGAGCGTGTGGGAAAATCTACCGAAGCACGACACGAACTCAATTAAGAACAGCGCTAAGCAGACGCAGGAGCTGGCAAAGGAGCTGGCAAAGGCGATAAACGAAGTCCGAAACCTATCAAAAACGGAGTAGACATGAGCAAGTACTTTACACTCGAGGAGCTGACGAGAAGCCAAACGGCCGCGCGCCTCGGCAAAGACAACACGCCCAATGCCACGCAGAAGCGAGACCTCCTGCGACTGATGGACTACCTCGACGGCATCCGTGAGGAGTTTGGCGAGCCAATCAAAGTAACGTCGGGCTTTAGAGGCTGGAAGGTCAATGAAGCGGTCGGCGGAGTAAAGAACAGCCAGCACCTCGCTGGGCAGGCCGCTGACATCGTGCCAGCGAAGAGCCCCGAGCGACTGCGTGAGCTGTTCGACCTCATCCGCAAGAGGGGAGGCTACCAGCAGGTGATCTTCGAGCGCAAGGGGCAGAGCGTTTGGGTACACGTCGCAATCCCACCGCTCGGCGAAATGCCGAAGCAGGAAGCGATGACGACTAACGACGGCAAGAACTTCGTCCGACTAAAGTAGCTAACAGCAGGGCGGGCGGTGACGTGAGGCCTCCGCCTGCACCTGCCAACGTAATCACAGCCTCACACAACGTAATCAAATCTTTATGAACGCATTAAAAAAGGGTGCCTGCCAGCAGAATACGGCAACGCTCCCACTCGCACAGCGAGGAAGTGACACCCTTATCAGAGTAGCTCTTGTAGCCAGGCCATCGGGGAAGGCTATCGATCCTACCACCCTCGATGCGCTACGTGTGAGTGTCAAGAGTGAGCAGAGTCCGCAGTGTGCCACGATCCCATACACCATCTCCAACGGAGAGCTTGTGGTAGAGGTTACGGCGGACATCTCGCGCCTTCTCGGGCTTGGCGTATATACGCTCGTCGTCACAGGTCGCAAGCCCGATAAGGACTACGCTGACGGCTACCACGACTACGAGATCGTAGCACCGCTCTGTAAGGTTGTGAAGATTGCCACCGAAGCCACCACCGACTGCATCACAGCGCAGGCGCTCGAGGCTCTCCGTGGAGAGCGAGGTCTATCCGCCTACGAGCTGGCCGTGCAGGAGGGCTTCACGGGTACGCTCCAGGAGTGGCTCAAGAGCTTAACCCCTGTAGTGCCTACCCCTGCCCCCGCTGGCGACGTAGTCTCTCTCGAGGAGTTCAACAAGCTCAAGGCCACCGTCAACTCACTGTCGGTACAGCAGATCCCCGAGGATAAGATTAAGGCTATCCTGTCAATTATTGACAATATGTTTATGCTAACAAGCGTGACCATTGACTCTTATACTAAAAATCTAGGAGACTATGAGGTGAGTGAAGCCATTAAACCATATCGTGACAAGATGATCAATGGTGTCCTCACCCTACTTAATCGTGACGCCTCAAACGGGGATAGCGTCAAGGAGGCAGAGAATCTTATCCCCTCGTCTGATTCCGCAGATAAGCTCTTTGGGGCGATCTCTGAGTACGTTGTAGATACCCTCAGGCAATCTCAAGGACAACCCCACCCCTAGCGGGTACTAAGCAGAGAGGAGGCGGGGATCACTCCCCACCTCCTCAACACTGAATTTGAAGCCAACCACGGGGATAGACTCCGTGTTGGTTGCATCAAAGGTAATCAAAAGAAAGATATGGGAACGAGAATGACGAAGCTAAAGATCCTACTGCTCTCTATCGTGATCGCTCTGTTGCTGTTCGCCAGCTTCGGGTGCGGGGCGAAGAGACGAGCTGAGGTGGTAGAGCGAGTGAGAGATAGCGTACGCACCGAGGTGCGCAACCGCACAGAGTGGCGGAGGGATACGGTCTACATAGAGATACCCAAACAGGTAGCCGAGCGAACGGCAAAGGACACGTTGAGCCTACTGGAGACAGACTACGCCCTCTCTGTGGCACGTATCCTACCGAGCGGGCTACTCCAGCACCGCCTGGAGAACAAGCCCCAGAAGCGCCCGCACGAGGCTCAGACGCCTATTATTTACCGGGATAGCATAGTCTACAGAGATCGCAATAGCGTGCGCACAGAGACTAAGGAGGTGCGCCTACCGCTAACCAAGTGGCAACGATGGCAAATGAGAGGCTTCTGGCTACTGCTCTCCGTTGGGGGACTGTGGCTTGGCTTCCGCTTCCGCCGTCTGTGGCTACCCTTTGCTATGAGGGTGCTGAGGCTCTAATGGCCAAGACCTGGCCAAGATTTAGGCGGTTTATGTACACGTGGAGCGTTGTATGTACATGCAAGTCGCTGTATCGTAGGGTATTGCTAATGTCCAAATACCGACCATTTGCGTGACCCCACGAAAAAGGTTTGCGGAGTGTTTGGCGGTCTCAAAACTTTGCCTACCTTTGTTGTGTAGATGGTCTCGACCTCTACGCTGTCCACCCTTCGGGGTGTGTGAATTGAAACGACAGGAATAAGTGTCTAGCACACTTTGTCGCACCTAGCAATAGGTGCGTGAATTGAAACGAGCGTAATAGCTCACAGATGTACGTGGCTAACGTCACGCAACGTCAAAAAACAGAGCGGGGAGGTCTTCGGACTTCCTCGCTCTTCTTTTGTGGTTGGTCTGTGGCCTACTAGTTGTACATATACTTCTGGCGCTTGGCGCTGATCTCTCTGTACTTAGCCTCTGGAATTCTTACTATGATCCCACCCTTGCCGAACTGCTCAACTACGTAGTCTAGGAGGTAGTGGAGGGAATGGATCTGCGCCTTTGCTCGTTCGATCTTCTCGGGGGCTGCGCCATTATCCGTAAGCCTCTTCAGGGTAGCTTCGCTTTTTTCGATCTCTTCGTATACGTCTTCTTCATCTGGGAGGTACACCTTCCCTTTGAGGATGTTTAGGATTGTAAGCTCCATACGATACGTGAGGTAGTAGTCCCAGCTCTCTCCTTCGGTCTTTTTACGGGCCCCGTCTGGGATGTTGACGCTGTAGTCTTCAGACATGAGGCGCGTGTAGTATCCGGATCTGTCGATGGTCTTGGCCTCTTCGATCAGTTCGACCACTGTATCTGCAAAGGCCTGCGCCTTCGCCGTGTTCTTGAAGATGTACCCGCCCTCTCCGAAGGTAGAGTAGTAACCGTCGTTCTTTCTAGCTACTGCAATCTTTCCCTGCATGCTTACGAGTCGTTCCGATTCGTCGGTGAAGTTGACTACATAGATCGTCTTGTTGTACTTTTCGTGGATCTTCTCTTCGATCTTGTAGATGGTCTTGTTCGTTTCCATTTTCTTTCGTTGCTTTTTAGTTGTTGTTCTGTTCGTTTTGCTTCGGGGCTTCGTTGTTCCCCTTTCACACTACAAAGATAATACATTTTTGTGTACCACCAAAAATTTCGGAAAACTTTTTTGAGAGGGGAAAAAGCAGATAGGGGAAGCTACGAGAGCTCCCCCTATCAAAAACGAACAGACGCTACACAACTAAAGTAGCATCTAGCCTTCACAGGCTGAGTGCAAAGATACGTAAAATATCCCTGCAATTAAAAGCCCGCCCCAAAGCCGTCACCTCGGGGCGGTGCTGTATATGCTGGTGTAGTCCGGCGGTTACCTTGCCTTCCCCTTTCTCCACCCTTCGCCGAGGCGCTTGGTGAGCTCCCTGGCTATCTGGCTCTGTAGCCTTAGTAGTGGGCTCTTGTCCAGTGGGGCGTTAAGGGCTAGGCTTATCTCATCGTGCCACTTTGTCAGCCTATCGTCGCTCATCGACTTTATTCTTTCCCCCTGGTCGGCGTAGGCGTAGACTCTTCGATCGCTGAGGTATCGACCCTCCCAAAATGGGTGAGTGTACTCGGCGGAGGTCACGTAGTACCCAGCCCCGTATAGCCCTAGGTATAGATATGCTTCCTCGCCCCTAGGGGCTTCGCCTCTATCGGGCGACCTCATGATGCTCTCACACCTCACTTGTTCGAGCGCCCCACTTTTGACTTTGCTCTTAATCAGCTCTAGGCTTATGATCGTCTGTCCCATGATGTTCTTCTTTAAGAGGGGCGGGTGTTACCCCGCCCCTTGGTTAGTAGATGGTTGGCGTTAGTTTTCGGTCTGGCTTGTCTTTGGCCCAAACTCGTTGAAGGCTTGGTTGTATCCCCAAATGCCTGAGGCGTACATTGCGTCTAGGATGTCTGCAACCTGCTTTGCCGTGAGCTTGTCGGTGTCGACGAAGCGCTCTAGGGTTTCTAGGCAGTCGGTGAAGGTTCTTGGCCCTAGTTCACTGATCGCTCTTGCCTTGTTGTACTTTCTCGTTTTCATTGCTCTTGTTGTTTAGCTGTTAATACTGTTCGTTCTTGTCTTAGGTCTTATCCTTTGACACTACAAAGATAATACATTTTTGTGTATTACCAAAATCTAGCGAAAGTTTTTTTTTGACTACCGCTATGAGGAGGCGATGAAGGCTAGCAAAAACCATATCGTTGAAGCCAACGATATGGTTTGCTCCCCAACCCACACAAGAAAATGGAAGCGCACGCGACGCCATCACCGAGCAGATTCGCAATGATTGACTACTCACCTAGGATAGAGGGTATAGACGACACGGCCTCCTGCTTGCTCTTGTCTAAGACCTTGGCGTATATCTGCGTCGTCGAGAGGAAGCGATGCCCGAGGAGCTTACTCACGGTATATATGTCCGTTCCGAGGTCGAGCATCATCGTCGCGAAGGTGTGGCGGGCGCAGTGAAAGGTAATGTCCTTAGCAATTCCCGCGCGTGCCACCCATAGGCGTATCGCGTTGTTAGTGCAGTTAGCCGTGTGGACGTCGGGGAAGACAAGAGCGTCGGGGCGTCCTCGTTCGCCCATTAGCTCGACAGCCTCGGGCGTGATGTCTAGGTACTCCTGCCCGCGCGTTTTCTTCTGCCGAAATATGATGCGCGTATAATCGCCGTGCGTGTGGATGTCCGCCCACGTTAGGCGGGTTATGTCTGATCGGCGCAATCCCGTGAGGCACGAAAAGAGGAAAGCGGCCTTAATGCCAGGATATGCGCACTCGGTCTGTGCCAGCAGGCGCACCTCGTCGATCGTTAGGTACATGCGTGTCCCCTCCTCCTCTTTGATCCCGTCGACGGCCTTAGCGGGGTTGCTCGGGATCAGCCCCTCCTCGTGGGCTTGGCGGAGGCAGGCGCGGAGCTTGTTGAAGTACGAGACTTGGCTATTCACGGCGAGGGGCTTGTCGTCGATGCGTTTGCGAAAATTACCCGACCACGCGCGGGCGTCGTGGCGCAGAAACTCTCGGAAGCCAAGCACCCAGTCGGGCGTAATTTCGGAGAGTTTGAGGCTCTCCCGACGTTCATACTGGCGTAGGTGGTGCAGGGCTGAGCGCCAGTTGTTCCAGTTCCCCTCGCTCTCGTCGCCGTGGCGTTGCTCGACGAGCGAGCAGTAGTAGTCGAAGAAGCGCGCCTTGGGCTTTGTCGTGGCGAAGCCGTAGAGGCCGTTACGTAGCTCGAGTAGTCGCTTTGCTCGGATAGCCTCAGCGAGCTGGAGTGTCTCGCGATTAGCTTCTTTATCGGCGCGCGTCTTCTCGGGGGTGAGGTAGAGCCTTAGATACTCATAGCGACGCGTCCCCTCGTGGTAGATGTCGAGGTATAGCGATATGCGCCCCGAGGGCGTGGTGCGCCGACGCAGGCGCACGGGATCTTTGGAGGTGGCCATAGATTTGTTGCTTGTTGTTGCTTAGTGGATCTCGAGCAACAAAGTAACAACAAACCTACGACAACAGAAAGACAAACGACGGCAAAACAAACGCCCCGAGGCGCTATGCGGAGGCCTCCTATCTAAGCGTGTCGCCTTGACTTCGATTGTCGTATGCTTGCCGTCGTTTGTCTCACGCAAATTCCCCACTACTTTCCGATGCAGAA